TTACTCCTTTTTCCCCGTATCGGCATCGGGTTCACCATCAAACAGTTTGCCCTGCATCCGATCCAGTTCTTCTTTTCTGACCCGCTTCACCACGCTGTAGACCCACTGTAGAGAAACGCCAAATTTGCGGGCCAGTTCGTGATGGTTGCGTCCGTCAAACTCAAGGAAGATTTCCCGGTCGCGCTGGCTAACCTTCCAGACCATGCCCATCGGAAAATAGACGTTTTGCCCGCCCCAGACCTGCATCATGCGGTTCGCGACAGCCTGACCAATCTGGTCGGCAACTACGGGTTCGATTTCAATAATCTCGCGGACGGTCTCAGAAGTGTGCTGTGCCAGTTCCACCAACAGTTCCGGCCCTTTACTACGAAACTGATTCAAGTCGTCGCTCATTGCTTCACCCCCGCAGCCCTGCGCTGCCACTTCTTCAGTTTCTCAATTACGCTACTTGCCTGCTCATTGCTGAGCCAGCGTAACGCGCTGATGCCCGTTTCCCGTTTAACCCAAAGCGTCAGCGCCTGCTCTGAACTGTCACGGATGACGCCTGCCGCAGCCATTTCAAGCCATAGCGCACGGATTTTTTTTGACTGCGGATGGCTATCCAGCGGTAAACCGGACCTGGCTTTCCCGGCAGGCTTAATGCGAAAGCCTTTCTTTTTCATGGATTCCAGCACGCGGTTTAGCTGTGGGGTATCCATCCCTTTGGTTGAGGCTATGCCGGTCAGCCCCTGTAGCATCTGGCGGTAGGTGTCCTCATCCATCTGGAGGTCGCTGCGGGCAATATGAATGAGTTGAATAAGACGCTGCTTAGTCATCATCGCCACTCCTTTTACCTGCGCCACCGATATAGTCGACATATAAAGGAAGCGCGACAGGCCAGCACAGAAACATAACGGCCCAACTGATCCAGTGTCCGGCACCGCTGTAACGTGAGTAAAACCCTGAACGGCGGTGCAGTTCAGCGGTACACCACCCCACGAAACCATACCAGAACAGGGCACATACAATTGATTCAGCCATCATAATGAATCCCACCCCAGTTAATATGAATGTTACGGGCTGTAGTAACCGGATCGTTATTCCACCATGCACCTGACATGTAATTTTTAACTTGCTCTCGTCCAGCAATAACACCAATTTGAATGCCGGGCCTTACGTTCTTAAAAAAGGCGCGAGCAAAAAGATATTTAGCAGCTGTACGACAAGGGGGCGGTGCTTTCTTCTTACGCGATAACATCATCTTTCAGCCCTCAGTTTATGCTGCTCCTGCCCGCCAACGGGCTGATGCAGGCGGACGTTTTCCCCTTCTCTGTAACCGATGTGGCGGGACATGTCTGCGTCCCGTGATTTCCCGGCCCCACGACCCGTGGTTGTGCCTGAGTCAGGGTATTTTTGTTCAAGCCAGAGGCTTGCCAGCTCCCGTTCTTCGCGGGACATAGCAAATAAATGAACCTCGCTGCGCACGGCCAGAACCCAGCCTTCGGCAAATTTGTCACCACGGCTGGTCTTGGTCGTGTTTTTGATCCTTTTATTCTGCTGTCGAATATAGTTTTTACGGGCCACGATTAATTGTCTGGCCAGTACTTCCCATGTATATGAGGCCAGTTCAACCCTTTCTTTATTCCCGTAAAAACCAACGCTGGGTTTAAAGCCGGAGTGAATAATAGACTTAACGCCAAATGCTACCTGGATAATATCCAGCAGACCCAGCATGTATCGCGGCGGGTTAACGCTACCTGCTGCCCAGTAGTTACTGACGCTTTCATCAATATCGCTGAGTGCGAGGTCAGCCTGGGTTATGTTATAGGCCTGCATCAGCTTCTGGGTGCGTTGCAGGGCCAGCGCCGCTTCATGGGGGTTGTCAGATTTAGCCAGCGCCAGCAGCTTTTTTAACTTCTCCAGCAGCTTTTCATTATTCTGCGGCATAAGTCACCTCCAGGCGTTCGGCAAGGCGTTCCAGCTTTTTCTGCTTATGAAAGTCAATCATCAGGCCCATCCCGTTGAGGCGGAACTGTTCAATCATGATTTCAACGTCAGCCAGCTCGCCAGCCAGATCAACTTCATTGCCCAGTCCGTTCATGTTGCGGGCAGCGGCAGCGGCCAGTTCGGCGGCTTCTTCCATCAGCTTCAGCGCCTGTGCTTCAGGGCCAAAGGTTTTCAGGGCCAGATTGTAGATCGTCGAACGGTTATATAATTTCATGCCTTTCATTGTTTTGCCTCGCAGGGGATGAACTCCATGGCCGGAACTTCGGTGTAGTAATGCTGGCTACAGTGCGGGCATACCAGCGTGATGAGGACGGCTGGCACACGGTACTTACCGGAGGTAATGACGCTGGCGTCGCTGAATTTCAGGGTGGTGATACCTTTCTGGCAATTGGTACATTTGATGGACATAATTTATTCCTCAATGCTGTTTTCGGCGTGCAGAAGCCCACGGCGCTGACGCCGAAATAAAAAGAAATTGAATTAAAATTAAATGGCAGCGATATCTAACGGGATATTAATTAGCTTCCCGTGTTTATCTTTCTCCCGGAAATTAATATAGGTTTTGGACATTGCCACCTGCAGTGATTCCGATATGGCCTCCATTGCCCGGTTCCAGCGCTCGTCCTGAATCTTGACGCGGCGCAGGGAAAGAATACGTCCGGTATTAAGCTGGCCCTCTTTGTCCACCTGGAAAGCATCGCTGATGATGGCCCGCAGGTTGGCGTTCGCACCTTCCGACCACTCGGTGACGCACTCGTCTATCAGGTCTTTGGCAATCTGCAGTTCAGGTCCGAAGGTCAGGGTTTCCTGCACGCGGATGGTGATCTGCTGAGCACCGTCGAAGCTGCTGAAGGTTACGTTGCCTTTGGCACCGCCGCGCGTTCTGCCGTACTTCTCGGCCACAAGGTCAAGCCAGGCATAGCACTCGTCAAAGGCTCGACGCTTGAAGTCGCTGAGTTCGTCGCGTTTAACCTTCGCAGCGGCAACCTGTTCTTTAACGAAAGAGTCCATCGCAAGGTCATAGTCAGACACCTGGTCAACCGGCACCAGACGCCCCTTGCGGTCTTTCATGTAGTCTTCTTTATTTACTTCGCTCATCTCTGTTCACCTTATGGTTAATGTAATGACTCTGACCAGGTAATACGGCAGCCATGCAGTTCAAAGACGCCCTGACGAAAGCGCCCTGAGCCGTCATGACCAACATGGGTATAACTCGCTTTGCCCTGCTCCAGCAGGCGGGCACAGTGCCCGTTGCGGGCGATACGGATAACCGGCTTACTGCCCGCAATCATGACGCTCTGCACGGTAGTGTTCATGGCGTTTAGCGCCATAATGGCGGACTGCACCTTGTTCATCTGCTGATTGATATCGGCGATGGATTTCATGATTAAACCCCTTTGACGACGTCGGCGTTGACCTGCGGAACCCCGATTTCAGCAGCCAGATTCATGGCTGCTATCACCAGGTTACTGACGGCCAGCGGATACAGCAGGCTGACCATGCTTTTTCGGTTGCTGCCCAGATTGCTCAGGCGGGCGCGGATGGCTTCTACTGCGCTGGCGTCCATGATGTCGGCCAGCTGCTTACCGGCGCGTTGCAGTTTGAACGTCAGAAACTCTTCGAGGCTGTTGTCCAGAGGCAGCAGTTCAACCACCTCGCAGCGCTGGACGACCTCACGGACTTCCATGTTGCGTTCGGACAGTTTGTCCGCCAGTTCAGGCTGGCCAATCAGCACGATGGACAGCAGTTTTTTAAAGCCTGATTCCAGCTCGAAGAAGCGTTTGAGGTGCTTCAGCGTCGGGATGGGCAGGCTATGGGCCTCCTCAATCACCAGAACGTGGCTGAAGCCCGCCTGGCTGCTGTCCTTCAGGACGCGGTGCAACTGGCGGAAACGGGCGTCCTGGCTGCGTTTGATACTCTCCAGTGGCGCGATGGTGCTGATGATGGCCTCGGCGATAGCTGCTGCCTTCAGGGTTTTGCCCTTCACGTCGTTGTCTTCCATGGCGATGATGTATGGCTCGATAACAATCACCGGCGCGTTCTCGCGGTTGACGCGTTCAATCAGGTCGCGGCGCAGCGTGGATTTACCCGCACCGGACTCGCCGATAACCGCCAGAAAGCCACCGTGGCGGGCGGTCTGGAACAGCGCCTCACGCACGTAGCGGATATCCGGCGTGGTGAACACATCGTCCGCGCCCTGCATGGCTTCATCGGCAAACGGGTCACGGAAAAGGCCAAACGCTTTTTTGGTTGCTGGAAATAACACCTGCTTTTTGAGTAACATGTTCTCTTCCTCACTGAGGTTGGTTTTATCGGTAGTACCCGCTGTACGGGGCGTGACAGCGCCCCGTGCAGCATCAAAACTTTTCGCTGTATCAATCCCCTGACTTTCCAGCCAGGACGCCAGACGCTGGCGTACCTCTTCGGGGCTGGTGCGTGGCCACTCGTTATGGTTCACAATCTGGGCCAGTGTGGCCTCGGAAACGGCGACGGCTCTTGCCACCACTGCCTGCGGGATGCGGGCCTCTTTCAGTTGTTGCTTCAGTACCAGCATGTCTTCCTCCTCAGTTGCCGTTAACGATGCTGATAACGCTGTTGTGGGCCGGAGCGGTCAGGGTGACCATCACTTCATCCAGTGCAGCTTCCGGTACGCCTTCCGGGTACCGTGCCGTTAACTGGCGGTAACATTCCGGCGTCCAGGTATGGCCGTTCGCGCTGAACTTCTCGCGCAGGGCTTTCGCGGCCTCAACATGGGTCAGCGGACGCTGCTCAATACGCGGGCCGCGCACGTCTGAAGCCTGACCGCGCTTAGGCATATAGGCCGGAAGCGTGGTGTCGTCGATATGTTTATACGGGTCAAGTCGCCCGCCAAACGGCAGCGCCTTCGCCTTGCGTGCAGCAGCTGCATCGGCGGCGTTATCCGTGCCGGTGACCAGCTCTTCGATTTCTTTTGCCGCCGTCTGCGCCGGGGTCTCCGGCAGGGCTTTGTAGTTTTCGCCAAATACCGCCGCGCTTTCGGCAAAGCCAAACTCGTTCTTTCTGACCTCTTCGACCAGGAAGAACGTCTCGTGGCCGTCTTCGCCGGTCAGCACCACCTGCGCCACATCGCTGCGCCACGGGTTACGGGTAATCATCAGTTTTTCACCGACCATCACGCCCGGCACCGTCGAAACATCAAACTCTGCGCCCCGGAACGGTACACGCAGTTTTGATGTGACCTTGCGGCTTTCCGGCGCAGCCACCGCCAGTTCGCGGCATACCTCGACGGAAGGTGCTTTCTTCAACTGCTCTGCGGTGATTTTCAGCCAGATATCCGTGCGGGTTTTACCGTGGCGACTGTGGACTGCAGTGGCGTTAAAGTGGCTGCGCCATTTCACGGCCAGCGCGTTCAGTTCTTCCAGGCTGTGAACCGGCTGGAACTTGAGACCCGGCTCCAGCTTGCGTTCGATAATGTCACGGGCCTTTTCCACCTGCCCGGTAGCGCGGGCGTTATGCGGCTTGTGCGCTATCAGGTCGATGCCAAGCGAGCGGCACATGTTTTTCGTCATGCCAGCGGTGTTCGCCGAGCCGGGGTCGAGATAGAGTATTTTCGGCACACCGTGCAGTACGTCTGCGCCGCCGCGCTCCTGCATGGCGTTGATAAGCACAGAGCAAAGGTTTTCACCCGACTCCGCGCCCATCACGTACTCAACGTAAATCCAGCCGCTGGTATGGTCGGTAATCTCATAACTCCACACGCGGTCACTGGCGATGCGGGCGATGTTGGCAGGCTTGTTCTTGTAGAACTTCGCGCTGTCCATCACCTGCAGCCCTTTATGCCCGTTGCTCAGGTAGTAAAGCGTACAAAGTGAGGCATCAATCTCCCAGACGTGGTTAGGGTGCAGGCTGGCCATTTCGGAGGACGGGGCCGGTGCGTCAAGCTGTTCCGGGTGCAGACCATAGTTACGCAGGGCGCGGCTGATGGTGTCCTCGGACAAAGGAAAAAACTCGCCGGTGGCCTCGTCCGTTCTGCCTGCGGTGATAAGGCCGTTTGAACGCAGGGTCTCCACCGCATCTGCGATGGAATACAGGCGCTTGCCGTTCTTACGGGTGGCCTCGCGCAGCGTGGCGGATATCAGCGCGGCTTCGTCGCGGCTCAGGGCGCTGCGCCCGGCATCGGCGCGTTTTTTGCGTTTATCAGTCACTGATACCTCCTTCAGTTTGCGCAGCAGGGTGGCGCGGGACATGCCCAGTTCAGCGCAGGCGGCGTCGTATATTGCACCGCGCTTACCATGCCCCGCGTCACGTGCCGCGCGGGCAACATAAACCAGTCGTTCAGTCAGGGCGGCACTCATCGGTTATGCCTCCTGCCCGTTAATCTGTGGCGTCGGATCAGTCAGCCATGAAGGGGCGGCGTTACCTGTCGGCTCATCCGGCAGGTCAAATGTGGAGCGCAGGCCACGCGCGGTGCTTTCCAGCTGGCAGACCAGACCGGCCATAAAGTCTCTGGGGGTATCAATCATGTTTTCAGCGCAGTATGCGCACAGGGTCTCAAAGGCGCTGGACAGTCGAACCGCGATGGCAGATTCCGCCTCAACCGCTAACGCCGTCACTTCTGCCCGCATCTTCTTCACCTCTTCGTCAGGCTTAGGCGGCTGGATACGGGATTTCTTCTCCAGTTTTGTGGAAAGCGAGTCGATTTTTTCGTTTTTGTCGGCCAGTACGCGCTGTTGTGCTGCGTTGGTTTCGCGGGCTTCGCGAAGAGACTGGCGCAACTCACGTACCGACATGCGATCAACATCATCTAGCGTCAGGCCTGCCACTGTGCCGCCATCTGCTAATTGAGCCAGTTCTTCATCATCTTCCAGCATTAGTTCGTATAACTTTGAGCGTCCTAAAAGCGAAAACGTTTTCGCTTTTGACTCCAGTTCTGGAGATAGAAATTTGAGTGCGGCCTGCGCCATTTTTTGCGCAATGCGAGGTTCAATGCCGAGATGCTCCCTGACAATCTCAACAAACTCGCCATGCGGCTCATTCTCTTTAAGGATAATCAGCCGCTTACCAGCTTCCAGCATGGCTTCAGCACTCTGAGCCATGTAGAAGCGTGTCTCGTGAACGATGCGGTCACGTTCATATGGCAGGCCATCACCAAACTGCTGCATGATTTCGAGGCGATGTTCAGACATAGCATTAAGATTGACACTGAGACCATCGGTCAGCGGCGCATCTTCCACTAATTCAACTGGTTGTGATTTTGTGCGTCCCATTTCAACTCCTTAGCGACTGCCAGCCATAACACGCTGGTTGATTTCATTGATACGATCCTGCGCCCGTGCCATTTCGGTACTGTGCGCCATGGCGATTTGTAAGAGCTGGACTCCAGGGGCAAAACGCCCGTTATCCAGTTTCAGGGCCAGTCCTTCTTCGATAAGGGTATTCAGCGCACGGTTGATATTCGCCGGTGACTCACCCAGAGCCGATGCCAGTTCACCGTTAGAAACACCGTTCAGAGCGTGACCGCGCAAAGCTTTAAGGACACGCAAAATACGGGTACCTGAGCTTGATGTATTTGGTTTACTCATGACGCCTCCTTGAGGATGCCGGGGGTAACTTCTTTGCCTATTGCGACCGAAAGGTCTCGCAAAATCCGATAAGTCAAACGACCGCGTGGTAGTTCGCTTTTTCCTGCCCAGCGGCTGACAGCTTGGGTGACTGTTCGTGGCTCATAGCCCGCGTTAAGCGCGAACTGGCGCAAGCTACTGCCTCGTTCAACCAGCCGTGCCCGAACTTGTTGTTTGTTCATATGCACCGTGTTCCTGTTGGGTTATGATGTACTCTATTGGGTCTATTGTACGCACCCAAACGGGTATGTCAAATTGAGATATGTTCAAATGAGTATAAAAGAGAGATTGCGCGAAGCGATGGATGCTAAGGGTTTGACAATAAAAGCATTGTCAGACTTGTCGAAAATTCCATATCGCTCACTTCAAAACTATCTGCGTGGAGAGAGAGAACCTAATGCGGAGGCTCTTGTTGCGTTAAGCACCCATTTGAACATATCAATAGATTGGCTACTTACTGGTAAAGGGCAAGCTGTTGGGGTAGAGAAAGAACAGCCAGCTAATCAGGAGAAGCATTTCAACCAGTCTGATCTGAAGTTATTGGAACTGCTCAACCAACTGGAGCCAGAGGTGCGAAAAGAGTTGCTGCGAGGCGCTGAGGAAAAACAGCGAATGATTGATATGGAAAAACAGCTTAAGGAGCTGTCCGCAGCGTTCGATAGATTAAAAAATACGGGTTAATCTGTTCCTATTAAGAACATTAGAGGTATAAGGACATGACTATGCGCAAATTATTTTTACCGTTGATATTTGTTTTATCTGGGTGTGGAGATAATACCGATCCTGCTAATACGTCCACCACAGCTAAGGAGCACACGGTTTTTAGCGTTGAAACAGATAATCCGGTTATAAAACGCGAATTACCGTTTATTCGCCAACAACTCCCCGGCCTGGATAAGTACGCGGACAGTTTTGAAAAAATCGAAGTATCCGAGGATAGCGAACGCCCGGTGACAACGGTGCAGTTTCATATTAAAGACGAAAATAATATTCCAAGTGACTACATAGCCTCTGGTCATAATTGTTATTTGTTCATATCAAATAATGCCCACGAAGTGAAAATATCTAAATCAGCATGTCAGGCTGTTTTTTTTGATAAAACGGATGTTCCCGGTGGAGACCTGACCGTGAAACTTGATAAGGAAAAAGTTCCTATGACAGATGATGGTAAGCCTCCGCGAGCAGGTTGTTTGAAGGCTTATTCACCAGAGCCAGATAATGATTATTGGACTTGTCCAAGGCAGGATTAAATGTTTAGGTGGTGCTGCAGATGCACCACCACCTTTAACTACCTCTTTCAAAAATTACAAATTACCAGCTCTTTCTTCGGGCTGGGTTTGCCTGTTACCTTCAGGTTGTAGCTGATATCAACTGTCTGAATGTTCAGTCCATTGAACGCCTGCCGCATTTCCGGGATATCGTTCACCGATATAATCATCTTCCCTTTGATCCTACGCGCCAGCTCTGCCATGTGATCATAGTTTTCCAGCCCGAACTCCACACCATAGCCTTCCGTTCCCCAGTACGGTGGGTCACAGTAGAACAGCGTATGCGGGCGATCATATCGCTCTATGCACTGGTTCCAGTCCAGATGTTCTATCAGCGTTCTGGACAGGCGCAGGTGTGCCATCGACAGTTCTTCTTCGATGCGCAGGAGATTGAAGCGCGGCGCACTGGTTGTAGAGGTTCCGAAAGTGTGATCGGCGACCTTACCGCCAAACGCCTGTTTCTGCAGGTAGTAGAACCGGGCCGCCCGCTGTATGTCGGTGAGTGTCTCCTCCGGCGTATCCTGCAGCCATTTGTAAATCTGACGGCTGACCAGTGCCCATTTGAACTGGCGGACAAACTCTTCCAGGTGATGTTTTACCACCCGATAGAGGTTCACCAGTTCGCCGTTGATATCGTTAATGACCTCGATCTTGCTGGGTGTCTTAAGAAAATAGAGCGCAGCTGCCCCGCAGAACGGCTCCACATAGCAGGTATGGGCTGGGAAAAGCGGCAGAATATGCTTAGCCAGACGACGTTTGCCGCCAATCCAGGGAACGATGGGTAAAGATTGTTCTTTCATTATCCGTAAGCCTTTTGCAATCAGTGAAAATATGGCAGGCTAGTCTGGTCTCGCGAGACTGACTGAACCCTGGTCGGCTCACAGTGCATACCTGTGGGTTGATGACCAGCCCGGTGTTCGCGCACCGGGCTGGTCGTTCTTTCACTGTCAGAGTGAAGTTTCGGGATACCTGATTTCTATTAACGCGATTTACTGGATGTCTTACCTACGTGCAGTGTTTGTTCGATAAGGATTGTTTTCTGAATGGGAACGTATTACACACTTGATTCCGCTAATCGTCTGCCTTCGCCTTGCCATGTTATTACCGTAAAATACGAACCAGAAGTGCCGGAGCTAGCCGCTTTCCTTCATCAGATGTATCCCGATGGTCTTTCCAAGCACGGTCATAACTATCTCTATAACCCCGGCCCTAAAATGGAAGATGACAGCGGAGTCAGCAGAAGTCTGCTGATCGGTCTGGTGTTTGAATTAGTTCGCCGTAGCCATTTTCCTGACAAACCCTCCCGCTATCAGTCACTGTTTGCCTGTCAGCATCTGAGTGAAGTCAGGAAGTTCCGGGGATTACTGGCCGATGAGAGAGGCGAAGAGGAAATCAGAACGGCACCGATATATGAAGTCATCACAGATGAACCGGTGCATCGCGGAGATATGAGGTTATTGAACAGTGATTGCCCGGTGCTGGAACTGTATCACCGGGCCTGGCTTTACTGGTCGGGAGAAGCGGCCCCGGTTAAGACTGGTGAGGAAGAACCGTTCTGGGAACTGCTGATTCCGCTTCCAGTATTCGTTGGTCGCAGGATAACTGAGTAGCAGGATTAGGTGCAGCTTTATATCGTGATGTCGCCGCCACATTGCCAATCATCATGACGTTGTTTTCTCCGCTGGCGAAATGACTTCTTCTCTCTTCAAGTGCAACCAGCGCGTTTTTCAGTTCTGCAATCGCTTCGGTTGGGCAACATGCATCCACGCTTAGCGTGTAAGTTTTATTTTTCTCTCCGGTTCTGATCCCAAAGAGGAACCCTTTTTTAAAACCGGGCTGTTTCGGTTCAGTCATCGTGCTTGCCTCCCCTGTGTTTTGTGTGCCACCATTCTGGCCGCTTCCCTCTGCGAACACTTATAACGCGCTTTAAAATCCGTATCCCGCCACATTTGTGATGCTGTCTCCCACACAACAAGGAGACACTCATGAAAAACCTGAAAAAATTCATTCCCCCTGTTAAAAAGCCCCGTCTCAGCGGCTGGCTGCTGACCTCTGTGCTGTTGCTCGGCACCATCGGTCTGGTATCGCCTCAGCAGCTGCCGGTGGTTATCTACAAGCTGTCACTCATCACGCTGGCAGCTGTGCTGGGCTACTGGCTTGATCGTTCGCTATTCCCCAAAGCCCGTCCCGGTCAGTACCTGAAGCATGATGACAGGCTGATGGCTGATGGTCGCTTCCCCGTCCAGACTGGCCTTCACCTGGTCTTTTCCGCTGCGCTAATCCGCCGTGCGCTGATTGTTGCCGCAGTCTGTCTGGCCGTAGCGACGGGGCTGTAATCATGAACTGGCCTCAAATCACCCTCATCATCCTGCTTGCCTTTGGTCTGGGCGTAACCGCCATCAAGCATGGCGAGCCACGCAACGATAAATACTGCTTCTGGTGGCAGCTCGCTGGCAACCTGGTTATTGCCTGGCTGCTCTGGTGTGGCGGCTTCTTCAGTCAGGCCCGCGCAGCGCAGCCACCGCAGGCTGCGCTGCAGTATCGCGACGATGTGATCCGTAATGCCCGGCTTGAATGGGGAATGTCAGCGCCGGTGGCCGACTTCGCCGCACAGCTGCATCAGGAAAGCGGCTGGCGACCTGATGCGGTCTCGCCGGTTGGCGCTCAGGGGCTGGCGCAGTTTATGCCCGCCACCGCCGACTGGATAAGCCAGCTGATGCCGGGGCTGAACAGCCGTGAGCCGTTTAATCCGGCATGGGCCATCCGGGCGCTGGTCAGCTATGACCGCTGGCTGTGGCAGCGCGTCAGCGCCGCCAACAACTGTGAGCGTATGGCCATGACACTGTCGAGCTATAACGGCGGTCTGGGCTGGGTACAGCGGGACAAACGGCTGGCCTTACAGCAGGGGCTGGACAGTACCCGCTGGTTTGGACATGTCGCCACGGTGAATGCCGGGCGAAGCGCTGCCAACTGGCGGGAGAACCGCCACTATCCGCAGCGCATCCTGCGGGAGCTGGCACCGCGCTATCTCACATGGGGAGGCAGCAGCTGTGTGGAACCTGGTTAAAAGATTACCGTGGCGCGGCATGGTGCTGGCGCTTGTTCTGGTGGCTGCTCTTTATGGACTGAACCGCTGGGGCTATCACGACGGTTCTGAGGACGCAAAACGTGACGGTGACGCAGCGCTCAGTCGGCTGCAGTCAGCGTTTGATACCTATAAAACCGAACAAACGACGCTTGAGAACGCAGCGCTGCGGGCCTGGGCAAAACGGTATCAGGAGCAGGTTGCCGCCGGGCATCAGGCCGAAGCCAGTTACCTTGAGCAGATTGCTCAGCTAGAGAGCCAGAACAAACAACTACAGGGGCAAATTAACGATGTCACACAGCGCTGGATTGATGAAAAAGGTAAGAGCCATCCCATTGAGTGCGTGTTTACTCGCGGTTTCGTGCGCCAGTACAACGCCGCGCTCGGATATGACAACGCATCCGTCGACGCCGGTCATTCAGACGCAACTGCCGCCGCTGGCACCGGCACTCGCGCAGCGTCCGGGCAACCTGCAGCCGCTGACGCCTGGCTACGCGACTCAGGCGTCTCCCAGCGTGACGTCCTCGCCAACATCATCGACAACGCGAAGCAGTGTCGCATCTGGCGTGGCCAGATAAACGGGCTGCTGGACGAACGGGAAGGATTACAGAAATGACGTTGCAGGTTGAATTCTGGACGGTGGTGGGCTTTCTCATCACCTTCATGAGCTTTGTCGGCGGTATGGCCAAGTGGCTGTTCAGTAAAGCGGAGGAGCGTCAGGCGGCTCGGTTCGCCTCCCTTGAGCAGTCGCTGCAACAGTCCGCCTCCAACTGGGGCGAGCTGGAAAAAGAATTTATGCGGTTTAAGGCGGATTTACCGCTGAACTACGTCCGCCGCGAGGATTACATCCGTGGCCAGACGGTCATCGAGGCCAAGCTGGACGCACTCTACAACAAACTGGAAGTGGTACAGCAGTACCGTCATACAGGAGGTCACCATGGTTGATATCGCCCGCGTGCGCCGGGAATCCCTGCGCTGGAGTCTGCTGGTTGCTCTGAACAAAACCCGCCCGTATACCGCCAGCGAGACGCTGCTGCTGGATGTATCCCGCGCCATCTACCCGGACACCACGCCGCTTGAGCTGCGCCGTGAGCTGGATTATCTGGCCGACCGCAAGATGGTAGATCTGGAGAAAAAACCCTCCGGCGACTGGTTTGCCGACCTGACCCGCCTCGGCGTTGACCTGGTGGAATACACTGTGGAATGCGGCCCCGGCATCGCCCGCCCGGAAAAGTACTGGAGTGAATGATGGCCAGACGCAGCACGATAGAAAAGCTGCCGGAAGATGTGCGTCGCTGGCTTGAGCGGGCGCTGACTGAATCCGGCTTCAGTGGGTATAACGAGCTGGAGTCCCTGCTGCGTGAGCAGGGTTATGTCATCAGCAAATCGGCTATCCATCGCTATGGCCAGAAGATTGAGCGCCGTTATGGCGCTATCCGTGCGGCCACCGAAGCGGCTCGGATGCTGACCGAAGGTGCGGCTGACGATCAGGATGCGCGTTCGGAGGCGGTGATCGCCCTGATTCAGACTGAGCTGTTCGAGAGTATTGTCCAGCTGCAGGAAGCGGAAGAAGGCGAAGTCGACCCCAAAGAGCGCGTGGCGCTGCTGTCGAAGGTGGCGAAGAACGTGGCCACGCTGTCCCGCGCGTCCGTCAACCTCAAGAAGTTCCAGTCCGAAGTCCGGGCCAGAGCGCAGCAGGCAGCCAGCAACGCCGAGAAAATTGCCCGTAAGGGTGGACTGTCAACCGATGCAGTACAGGCGCTGCGCCGTGAAATTCTGGGGATTGCCACATGAGCCAGCTTGCTCCCGTTTTGCCTGATACCTCGGCGATGGATATCCCCGCCGTTCTGATGCCTTACCAGCAGCGCTGGGTGGCTGATACGTCGCCGCTCAAGGTGATTGAGAAGAGCCGCCGTACCGGTATCACCTGGGCTGAAGCATCCGATGATGTGCTGACCGCAGCCTCTTCAGCGCCTGCGGGCGGGATGAACGTGTATTACATCGCCTATAACCAGGACATGACCGTCGAATATATCCAGGCGTGTGCGATGTGGGCGCGGGCATTCAACTATGCCGCCAGTGAAATCGAAGAGGGTTTCTGGGAAGAAGACGAAGACGACAAGCACATCAAGACCTACACCATCAAATTCCCTGATTCAGGCTTCCGCGTTGTTGCGCTCTCAAGCCGCCCGTCTAACCTGCGTGGCCGTCAGGGCATCATCGTTATCGACGAAGCGGCGTTCCATGAGCAACTGGATGAACTGCTGAAGGCGGCGCTGGCGATGCTTATCTGGGGCGGTAAAGTGCGCGTTATCTCCACCCATGACGGTGACGATAACCCGTTCAATACGCTTATCGGTGATATCCGGGCCGGGCGTCAGGGGGGCAGCGTACACCGCATTACTTTCCAGGAGGCCGTGTCGGAGGGATTGTTCCACCGCGTCTGTCTGCGAACCGGGAAAGAATGGTCGGAAGCGTCCGAGCAGGCGTGGATGGCATCAGTGTACAAATTCTACGGTGTCGGTGCATCGGAGGAGCTTGACTGTGTCCCGGCCAACGGAGGCGGCGCCTGGCTGTCCCGCGCACTGATTGAGTCACGCATGTCGGCTGGCACGCCAGTGCTGCGCCTGACCTGCCCGGAGGGCTACGAACTGAAGCCCGACGACGTCCGCTGGAGCGAGACGCAGGACTGGCTGGACGAACACCTCAAACCGTTGCTGAAAGCTCTGCCTGCTGACGCACGTTCTTTCCTGGGGAGAGACTTTGGCCGCAGCGGTGACCTGTCGGTGGACTATCCCCTGCTGCAGGAGAAGAACCTGGTACGTCGCGTACCGTTCGTGCTGGAGCTACGCAACGTGCCGTTCAAACAGCAGGAGCAAATTGCGTGGTATCTGATGGACGGCCTGCCAAACCTGATGGGCGCGGCGCTCGATGCCCGTGGTAACGGCTCTTACCTCGCCGAATATGCCATGCAGCGCTACGGCTCCAGCCGGGTCAAGCAGGTGATGCCTACGGAGAACTGGTATCGCGAGCACATGCCGCCGGTCAAGGCTGCGCTGGAAGATGGCAACCTGGTGGATTTACCGAAGGATGAAGACACGCTGGACGACCTGCGGGCCGTTCAGGTGGTAAACGGCGTTCCCCGCGTGCCGGAACAGCGCTCAAAAGCGAAGTCTGACAGTGGCAAACGTCACGGGGATTCAGCCATCGCGCTGGCGCTGGCGTACTTCGCCAGCCGTGAAATTAACAAAGGGCCGGTGAAGGCAAGCTCACGCCGTCGTCGTCAGGCGGCCCGTATGCTGGAGGATTACTGATGGCCCGTGGACTCTGGGTTTCACCCAATGAGTTTGTCTCTTTTGCCGAACCCAATAAAACGCTGACGGAGCAGATCGCCTCGCGCAGCCGCTCCATCGACTTCTTCGGGCTGGGAATGTACCTGCCTAACCCTGACCCCATTCTGAAATCTCAGGGCCGGGATATCCGCATCTATCGTGAACTGCGTACCGACCCGCTGGTTGGTGGCTGCATCCGCAGGCGTAAGGCTGCGGTCAAGTCGCTGGAGCGTGGTCTTGAGCGCGGTCATGCCCCGGCGCGGGTATTCAGCTTCATCCGGGATATGCTCGACGATCTGGATTTGTCCCGCATCATCGGCGAGATGACCGACGCCGTTCTCTACGGGTATCAGCCCTGCGAGATCATGTGGGGGCGTTCTGTTAAATCCTGGGGCATCGCCGATATCGTGGGTAAGCCGCCAGAGTGGTTCCAGTTCGACAATGACAACCTGCTGCGCTTTAGGGCAAAGGACGCCGGGCTTGAAGGCGAGCCGGTACCGCTGAACAAGTTCGTGGTACCGCGTCAGGATGCGACCTACGACAACCCATATGGCTTCCCTGACCTGTCGATGTGCTTCTGGCCCGTGACATTCAAAAAAGGCGGCATGAAATTCTGGGTGCGTTTTGCCGAAAAATACGGCTCGCCGTGGGTTATCGGCAAGCATCCGCGCGGGACGGCCCAGGGTGAGATTGACCTGCTGCTGGACTCCATGGAGGCAATGGTGGAAGACGCGGTGGCCGCCATCCCTGACGATTCCTCCATTGAAATTAAGGAGGCCGCAGGCAAGGCCGACAGCAGCGATATTTATCAGAACCTGATTACGCTTGCCCGCAGTGAAATCTCCATCGCCCTGCTGGGGCAGAACCAGACCACCGAGGCCAACAGTAACCGCGCCTCCGCGCAGGCCGGACTGGAGGTCACCGATGATATCCGTGACGCTGACGCTGATATCGTGGAAAGCGCGGTGAATCAGGCCATCAGGATGGCGGTATTGATGAACTTTGGCGATGTGGCCAGCCCCGTCTGGAAGATGTGGGAACAGGGAACGGTCGATGATACCCAGGCAACCCGCGACGAGAAACTCAGCCGCGCCGGTGTGGTCTTCACCCCGCAATACTTCAAGCGTGAGTACCAGCTGCAGGACGGCGATATTGACGAGACACCACCGTCAGAGCGCCAGAAGAACACGCTGCCGCTGTCGTTCGCCGAGGCCATAGATGCTGATATTCAGGCCCAGCAGGACCTCGATGATGCGCTGGATATTCTGATGAACGGTGGCACCTTAAACGGCGTACTTGCGCCGGTGCTGGAGCCGCTCTTTAACCAGGTGAAAGACGGCGTTAACCCGTCTGAGCTGCTGGGGGCGCTGGCTGAACTGTACCCGCAGATGAATGCGGATGACCTGCAGGAACGGCTGGCCCGTATCATGTTTGTTGCAACTGTCTGGGGGCGTCTGCATGAGCGTGACAACGGCTGAACTGGCGTACTGCATGACGCTGCCCCCAAAACGGGCTATCAGTTACCTGAAGTCCAAAGGGTATAGCTTCACGTGGGACTGGGAGGAGATGTGGCAGGATGCCCATGCCCGCGCCTTTACCGTCGCCAAAGTGACCCGCCTTGATATCCTGGAAGATATCAGGAGCGCCCTGCAGCAGGCACTGGATGAGGGCAAGACTGACCGCTGGTTCCGCCAGCAGCTGGAGCCGGAGCTGCAGCGCAAGGGATGGTGGGGGCCACGTGACACCACAGACCCGGTAACGGGCGAGCCGGTCACCATCCAGCAGGGCAGCCCGTGGCGGCTCGACACCATCTTTCGTACCAATATGTCCGTACTCTACAGTGCCGGTCGCTGGGCGGAGCAGATGGAGAACGTCGACGACAGGCCGTACTGGATGTATACCGGCATCAACGACAGCCATACCCGTAAGAGCCATCTGGCGCTGCATGGTCTGGTGCTGCGCTATGATGACCCGTTCTGGCAGTCGTTCTACCCGCCGAACGGCTGGCGCTGCCGTTGTGGCGTCATAGCCCTGAGCGCGGCGGATGTGCGTGCCCGTGGCCTCAAGGTGTCAGATTCTGGCACAGCCATGGGATGGGAGCTGAAGCTGGTCTCAGAGAAAACAGGCGAGATGCAGAACGTCGCCACCTTCAATACCGGCACCACGAAGGTGGCCACCGACGTCGGCTGGTCTTACGCGCCGGGGGCAGCATACCGTCCCGACCTTGTCCGCTATCAGGGTACGCTTCAGCCGCTGGCACAGCAGGAACTGAGAGGATAACGATGGCTTCCGATAACCTGGTCAATATCACCATTAACGATGAATCCCTGCGCCGGAGCCTCCGTGCGCTGGACCTGGCTGCCACAGACCTGGAACCCGCGATGCGTAAAATCGCCGGAACCCTGCTGGCGGAAACGCAGTTTAACTTTCTCGATGAGGGGCGTCCGGGGTGGACTCCCTCGCTGGCAGCGGAAGAGCGCGACGGGCAAACGCTGCAGGATACCGGGCGTCTGATGGGGTCAGTATCAACCGACCATGACGACCGGCAGGCATCAGTTGGCACTAATGTCGTTTATGGGCCAATTCACCAGTTCGGTGGTAAAACGGGGCGTAATGAGTCCGTCGAACTCCCGGCCCGTCCGTTCCTGCCGCTGACAGGGGACGGTGAGCTGCAGCCTGAAGTGGTTGTCCCCATCCTCGATACGATTGTCCGCCATCTTGAAGCAGCGGCCCGGCGCTGAGTTTTGTCTCTACAGGCGGGTGATTTATCATTGCCAGCCGCTGAGGGGCTATATTACCTTTATAAAGGCTTTACAGCCCCCGCTTTGCACCACTATTCGCCCGCAGCGTGACATTCCCCGTACTGATACCCCCGATTTTTTCTAAAGCAGATTAAAAGCGTGGCTTCCGCTTTTTCCACAGACTGTCCCCGACAACGTAACGCGGGACAGCAAAATGCCAGCCATTCACATTTTTAAAGCAGGTCACCATACCGATATGCACGGTTTGAGTATGCCGTTCACGCAAAGCGATCTTGCCGCCTGCGTGAAAGCCTATGACCCGTCCGTCCATGAAGCACCACTCGTTATTGGCCACCCCAAAACGGAAGACCCGGCGTGGGGCTGGGTGAAATCCCTGTCGCTTAACGGCGGCGATCTGCTGGCAGAGCCTGACCAGCTCGACCCGCAGTTTGCCGAACTGGTGGGCAACGGACGCTTCAAAAAGGTCTCCGCCTCATTCTATCTCCCTGACTCACCGAACAACCCGAAGCCCGGCACGCTTTACCTGCGTCATGTCGGCTTTCTGGGGGCGCAGCCACCTTCCATTAAGGGGCTGAAGCAGGTCTCGTTTGGTGAGAAAGAAGAAGGCGTCGTGGAGTTTGCCGACTGGAGTGATATCACCAATGCCTCTTTATGGGGCCGTCTGCGCGATTTTCTGATCGCCCAGTTCGGGCTGGACGAGACCGACAAGGTGCTTCCTTCATGGCAGGTTGACTCCCTGCGCGAAGAGGCTTACCGCGACACCGGGAAGTCTGAGCCGGACTTCAGTGAACACAATCCCAACCCTCAACAAGAGAACAGCACCATGACTGAAGAAGAAATCAAAGCGCTTCAGGCGGAAAACACGCGTCTGAAAGCGGAAGCCACCCAGCGGGCGGAACAGGAAGCAAAGACCAGGCAGGACAAGCTGCACGCGGACAACGTCTCCTTTGCCGAGAAGCTGGTCGGCGCGGGTCGCCTGACCCCGGCAGCAAAACCGGTTGTTGTTGCCATTCTTGACGCGGTCTCTGCAGGTGACAAGCCGGTTGAGTTTGCCGAAGGCGATACCCGCACCCCGCTGGCCACGGCGTTTAAGACGCTGCTGGACAGCACTGATCCGGTACTGAATTTCAGTGAGCATGCGACCAAAGACCGCGTGAGCACGGATATCAAAACGACGTCAGCGGAGTTTGCTGAAGCCGACCCGGAACGTCTGGCGCTGCATCAGAAAGCGCTGGAACTGTCGAAAAAAGAAGGCATCAGCTACGACGCTGCTGTCTCCCGCTGCCTGTAATTAAGGAGAGAACATGTCTGACTATTTAAAGGGTAAGCGCGTCGTTGACCCGGTGCTGACCAGCATCGCACGCGGTTATAAAAATGCCGCGTTCATCGGCGAACGCATCTTCCCCATTGTCCTTACCGATAAGGAAGGTGTGACCGTGCCGACCTTCGGTAAATCCGCTTTTGTGGAGTACGACACCGAGCGTGCCGTGGGGGCTGACAGTAACGTTCTGGTGCGCGAGAAAACCGGCAAGCTGGACCTGGTTCTCAACGAGCACGATCTGGCTGCGCCGGTGGACTATCGCGAGCAGGCGGAGTCGATGTTCAACGAAGAGGCCAAAGCCATTCGCCGTGTGACGAGCGGCGTCAACCTGAAGCGCGAACTGTATGCGGCCCGTCTGGCCCAGGACAAAAACGTCTATCGCGCGGCTAACGTCAAAGCGCTGGCTGCGGCTGACCGCTGGGGCGGTGGCAAGGGTGATCCGATTGGCATCATTGAAGGCGGGATCGAAGCGGTACGTAACGCCACCGGTCTGCGTCCGAACCTGATGACCATGGGGGCAAGCGTCATGTCGCTGCTGAAGTTCCACCCGGCGATTCAGGCCGCGATTGGAGCCAACGAGCGCAAGCGTATCACCATCGAAATTCTGAAAGACCTTTTCCAGCTGGAAGATGTGGCGATCGGCGAGCCTGTCTCCATGGCCTCCATGAAAGACGCGCAGAACAAGGACAAAGTCCCGACCGATATCTGGGGTGACAACCTGATGCTGCATTACGTCGGCAAACCCCAGCCAGGCACCGACAGCGCCGACGAAAACGAGCCGTCATTCGGTTACACCCTGCGCCGTAAAGGGATGCCGGTGGCGGATAAATACGACGGCGTCGGCGGCAAGGTGAAGTACTGCCGTTATACCGATATCTACAAAGTCGCCGTGGTCGGTGGCGATGCCGGGTATCTCATCACCAACATTGTGAAATAAGGAGACGGTCATGGGTACAACTCAACAGGTCATTCTGACCACCACTGTCGTCGCACTTGCGGCCCTCTCTCAGCAGCGTTTTGTGGGGGCCGATAACGCCCCCTGCAAGGCCGGAGCCGTGGCGCTCGGTGTGGCAGAGGTGGATGCTGCTGCCGGTGATGTAACGCCGGTCAACGTACTGGGTATTGTTGCCGTCGAGGCTGGTGCTGCAATTGCTAAAGGGCAGAACGTCCAGTCGGATGAGAATGCCTGCGCCGTTCCCCAGACAGCCGCATCGGGCGAGACCCCGGCGGGCATTTCTGCCGGGATTGCGCTGGATGAGGCGCTGGCCGAAGGTGACGTTATCCGTATCCTGCGCGGGGTGTGATATGTACTGCACCCTCGCGGATTTGCTTGAACAGGTTCCTGAGCGGACGCTAATCCAGCTCACCAATGAGGAGCTGGACTTCGACTCGCCCGCGACGGTGAAAACTGAGGTGGTGGACAGCTGTATTCGCTATGCCGATGAACTGATTGATGCCCATCTGCGCGGACGCTATACCCTGCCGCTGGCGGAGATACCGACCGTTCTGCGGGACATTGCCATCACGCTGGTGCGTTACCGGCTCTACACCCGCCGCCCGGAAGGGGCTGTCCCGGATACCGTGAAGGATGACCACAAAGAGGCCCGGCGACAGCTCGAGGGGTTGCGTGACAACAAGCTGACGCTGGGGCTGCAGTCCACTCAAAAAGACGTGCCTGAGTCCGGTGAAATCCGGGCGCGGGCACGTCGCCCCACCTTTGGCGGGCGCGATGGCTTACTGGAGAAATACTGATGAACGTTCTGCCCGTCCTCGATGCAGTACTGACCCGGTTACGGGAGAAGCTGCCGCAGCTGCAGGTGGAGTACTTCCCGGAGAAACCGGCTGAGTATCGCCTGAATCATCCGGTTGGGGCGCTGCTGGTGAGCTATGCCGGGTCGCGCTTCGATAAGCCGAATGATATCGGTGCGGTGCTCCAGACTCAGACTATCCAGCTCTGCGTCACGGTAGTTTTCCGCCAGCTCAACGGTAAAAGAGGCGCGATTGACGTTCTGGATGCAGTCCGTCGCATCCTCGGTGGCTACACCCCGCCGAACTGCCGCCGTCGCATCTGGCTGACCCGCGAGGTGTTTATCGGTGAGGTCAAGGGGCTGTGGCAGTACGCCCTCGACTTTGCCACTGAAAGCGTCTTTATCGAAGACAGCGATTTACCGTCCGGCCCGCTGTTAACCGAAGTGAACTATGAGGAAAGCGAGTGATGAAAGAATACCGCTATTCCGGCCCGGCCAGCGGCGTCACGCTGTCGGACGGAACCGAAATCCTGCTCTGGCCGGGGAAGAATGTTTCCCTGCCGGAGGAGCATGACTATGTGAAGGTACTGGTGGCGCTGAAGCATCTGACACCGGTATCTGAAGAGACTAAACCCGCCAGCACACCGGTTGTGCAGTCACCAAAGCGCAGGAACGCCGGCGACAACGATGTGAAAACGGAGGACTCCCATGGCAGCTAACTATCTGCATGGCGTCGAAACCATTGAGGTGGAAAACGGTGCCCGCCCGGTAAAAACGGTGAAGTCTGCCGTCATTGGCCTGATTGGTACCGCCCCAATGGGGAACGTCAATACGCTGGTTCAGTGCCTGTCTGAGAAAGATGCCGCCGCGTTTGGCAGCCAGCTCACCGGCTTTACCATTCCGCAGGCGCTGGATGCGATCTACGACCATGGGGCAGGCACCGTTCTGGTTATTAACGTGCTTGATCCGGCGCTGCATAAAACCGCAGTGGCCGATGAAGATGTAACGTTCGACAAGGCGACAGGCAAAGCTAAACTGGCCAACCCGGTTGTCGCACAGCTGGTACTGAAGCCATCCACCGACGGTCAGCCTTATATGGAAGGTCAGGACTACTCGCTTGATGCGCAGACCGGGGTGATTACCAACCTCGGTAAGAGCATCGCGGCAGATGCAACGGTGAAGGCCAGCTATAACTATGCTGATCCCACTAAAGTCACCCCGGCTGATATCATCGGTGCCGTTAATGCGGCGGGCAACCGTACCGGCATGAAGCTGCTTAACGACAGCTTCAACCTGTTTGGCTACTTCGCAAAAATCCTGATTGCCCCGGTCTTCTGCACCCAGAACAGCGTCTCGGTTGAGCTTATCGCCATGGCTGAGAAGCTGGGCGCGGTGACCTACATCGACGCGCCGATTGGTACCACTTTTGCTCAGGCTCTGGCGGGGCGTGGCCCGGAAGGCACCATTAACTTCAACACCAGCTCCGACCGCGTCCGTCTGTGCTACCCGCACGTCAAGGTGTACGACGCGGCCACCAACAGCGAACGGCTGGAGCCGCTGAGCCAGCGTGCTGCAGGTCTGCGTGCCAGGGTCGACCTGGACAAGGGCTACTGGTGGTCGTCCTCCAACCAGGAGATTCTGGGTATCACTGGTGTGGAGCGCCAGCTGTCAGCAATGATTGACGACCCGCAGAGTGAGGTGAACCTGCTCAACGAACAGGGCATCACCACGGTCTTCAGCAGCTACGGCAGCGGCCTGCGTCTGTGGGGCAACCGTATGGCGGCATGGCCAACGGTCACCCATATGCGCAACTTTGAGAACGTTCGCCGCACCGGTGATGTGATCAACGAGTCCCTGCGTTATTTCAGCCAGCAGTACATCGACATGCCGATTACCCAGGCGCTGATTGATGCGCTGACGGAGTCGGTCAACGCCTACGGTCGCAAGCTGATTGGCGACGGTGCGCTGCTGGGCTTCAGCTGCTGGTTTGATCCGGCCCGCAACGAAGAGACGGATCTTGCCGCCGGTCACCTGTTGCTGAGCTACAAATACACGCCACCACCACCGCTGGAGCGACTGACGTTTGAGACCGAGATCACCTCGGAATATCTGTTGACCCTGAAGGGGAATAGCTGATGGCAAAGATTGAGATCAACCGCATCACGAATGCCAACATCTACCTGGATGGCGCTAACCTGCTGGGTCGGGCCGAGGAGGTCAAACTCCCGGACGTCTCCATGACCATGCAGGAGCATAAGGCGCTGGGGATGGTGGGCAAAGTGGAACTCCCGGCAGGCTTCGACAAGCTGGAGGGTGAGATCAAGTGGAACAGCTTTTACCGCGACGCGATGCTGTCTGCTGCGAACCCGTATAAGTCGCTGGCGCTGCAATGCCGTTCCAGCGTCCAGCGCTACAGTTCGCAGGGGCTGATTGACGAAATCCCGCTGGTCACCTTCCTGACGATCATGTTCAAGAAGAACCCGCTGGGGACGTTCAAACAGCACGAGAACGCCGAGTTCTCCAGTAGCTTCACCTGCACGTACATCAAGCAGGTACTGGATGGTGAAGAGCTGCTGGAGCTGGACTATCTGGCCAACATCTTCCGCGTCGGCGGCGTTGACCAGTTGACTGACTACCGCATCAATATCGGGGGCTGACGGTGACCGTCGAGATTGAAGATAAAGGCGGGAACTGTGGTTCGATTGGCATGGGAAATGGTACGTGGTTTACCATCCTTGATATTCCGGGGGTGGAAAACCTTTTTAATACCCAGAAAACCAATGACCCGATTGACTGCACCCGCTCTAAAGCACGGAAGCTGGCTGACCTGATTGAGGAATGGGAGCCACCTGACCACTGGTTCACCGGCATCGGCAAATCTGAAGGAAAGGCGCTTCTCATCGCCTTCCTGCGTAACTGCAAAGGCTTTCGCACTCACTGATACCAAAGGGGCTTCGGCCCCTTTCTTCTTAATCCCCTTTAATATCCGTCACGTCCACCTCCAGACATACTGCTCTGAACTTACACAGGAGCACGATCATGTCACAGACCCAATCCGATACTTTTAAGCTGTCTTACCCCTTCACCACCGCAGCAGGCACCAGAGTTGAGCAGGTTGAACTGAAACGCCTGACGGTCAAAGACCTGAAGCAGGTGCGCAAAATCAGTAAAGATCCGGCTGACTGGGACGAACCGCTCATTGCCCGTAGCACCGGTATTCTCCCCGAAGACCTCGATAACATGGATCTTGCCGATTACATGGAGCTGCAGAAACGATTTCAGCAAGTCACTGGGCTGGGCAAGAGCGCCGAAAACGCTGATGCAGGCGCAGGGGCTGCTGGCGAGGTGGTTTAGATTTCAGCCGGGGGAGATTGATGCCCTCGATACTGACGATCTGGAGATGTGGCTGGAGCAGGCTGAAGAGCAAATCAAAAGCGAGTTCGGCGACAATCAGTAACTCCTCATCACTTAACAGCCGCCACTCGCGGCTGTTCTGCATGGTTCTCAGACATTTTCCTTCCGTTTTTCCGCTTTCAGAGGATAACAACCGTGGCCAGTGAATTTTCAGTCGGCGTCATTATTGGCGGCATTGTCGGGAGCAGCTTCCGCTCAGCCGTCAGTGGCACCCGACGCGCCCTAGATTCCCTGGGCGATACATCGCGCCGCCTGCAGGAACGCCAAAATGCCTTAACTCGTGCAACTGAACGTTATGGCCAGTTAGGCTCTTCCCGGATGCAGCGCCTCAACAGCGAACTGCTGCGGGTAAGCCGCACAATGGAGCAAATTGAACGCCAGCAGCGCCGTCTGTCAGCAGTATCAGCCACCAGTGACGCGCTGAAAGCTAACCGCATGGCGCTCTATGGCCAGGGAGCAGAGACTTATGGTATCGCCCGAACGCTGGGCGCACCGGTCATGGCCTCTGTCAAACAATATTCATCGTTTGAATCCCAGCTACGCGATATCAGTGTCACCGGTGATCTGGACTCAAGGCAGGAACAGGCCATCGGTACTGCCATTCGTCGGGCATCCCTGCAGGTCAATCAGCTCCAGGAATCTCTGTTGAGCGGCGTTGGTCAACTGGTTGCCGATGGCATGAATCCGCAGCAGGCAGCGACCTTTGCCGGGATGCTCGGTAAAGCGGCCACGGCCACCAAAGCAGATATGACTGACCTCGCAAAAATGACCTACGCCTTTAGCGATGCGCTGAAAATTACCGATGCCAAAGAGCTGGAGCAGGCGTTTGGGATTGCGGCAACCGGGGCCAAGCTAGGCTCGTTTGAGCTGAAGGATATGGCGAAAGCGTTACCCGGTATGGCCAAAGCCTTCGCTGCACGTGGTATTTACGGCAAAGACGCCATAACCCAGATCGTAGCCAGTCTGGAAGTGGGTAAAGGCAGCGGCTCAGCGGAAGAGGCCGTCACCAATATGTCAAACTGGCTGGCGGCAATGGGACGCGGAGATACCACGCAGAAATACGCTAAGGCTGGCGTGGATTACCAGGGATCAATGCAAAATTATGTAGCCCAGGGGTTCTCTCAATATGAAGCCTCCCTGATGATTGCCAACCGGTTTATCGACGGTAAAGGCAAGGCATTTGTGCAGCAATGGAAGGCGGCAGGCTCAAGAGGCGATCAGGAAGGCCAGCAGAAGCTGATGGAGTCCTTCGGACTGGCGGAAGTCTTTACCGATATCCAGACCGTGAACCATCTACTGTCTATGCGTCAGGGCTGGGATAAGTACCAATCTAACAAGCAGGAAATGAACACTCCCTCTGCAATGTCTACTCTGGACAAGGATGCAGCGAAACAAAATGATACGCTCGAAGGACGTTGGCGCAGAACGCAGATTGGGTTTAACGACTCGGCCATTAGCATCGGAGAATCATTACGTCCGGCGTTGATCCAGCTGGGGGAAACATTCATCCCCTTAATGAACAGCGTTGGAAAATGGATTGCGGCTAATCCGCAACTCGTGAGCGGCACAATTCAAGTGATTGGCGCATTACTTGCGTTCAAGATGGCAACCATCGGCCTCAAGCTCGGGCTGAATCTCCTTATTTCACCTTTCGTCAACGTCTTGAAAAATGCCGTGCTCCTGCGGGCCAACTGGCTTCGCCTGACACTCGCGCTGGGTGAAGGCGGCAAACTTCGCTGGCTGGTGACCGGCTTCAGCGCCGTCGCCAGAGGTGCCAGAACACTGGGTGGTGTGCTGTCAGGTGGGCTGGTTCGCGGCATTATGATCGCCGGGCGTGCCGTTCTCTGGATTGGGCGGGCATTGCTGATGAATCCCATTGGTCTTGCTATCACCGCCGTCGCGGCGGCGGCTTATCTTATTTATCGTAACTGGGGGGCTGTCAGCAGTTGGTTCAAACAGCGCTGGGCTGACATTAAAGAGGCTTTTAACGGCGGTATCGTGGGGATTGGTAAGCTGCTGATTAACTGGTCGCCGGTTGGTCTGCTCTATAAAGCCTTTGCGGCTGCGCTGAAATATCTCGGCGTTGATCTGCCCGCGAAGTTCACTGACTTCGGTGGCCATCTTATCGACGGGCTGATAAACGGCATCAAAAACAAATGGGAGTCGCTCAAAACCACCGTCACAGATATGGGTGACAGTGTCGGCGGCTGGTTCAAGGAAAAGCTGGGTATCCATTCGCCGAGCCGCGTGTTTATGGGCTTTGGTGACAATATCGCGCAGGGTGCCGCTATCGGCCTGCAGCGTACCACACCACTGGCAGCGCTCGCCGGACAACGCCTGGCAACAGAGATGACTCCCGATGTTCCCCGTATCCCGTCGCCGGAAATCATGGCAGCGGGATATTCAGGTCGTGGCGCAGTTGCAACTGGCGGCGGAACATCTGGCGGTATCCAGGTCAGCTTTAATCCTCAGTTTTTCCTCAATGGCAAAGAAACTGCCGCACCTGCCGGGTTGACCGGCGCACTGAATATGAGCCTGCATGAGCTGGAGAAAATGCTGGAGCGCCTGCTGGCTCAGAAGCAACGTCGGGGGTATGAATAATGTTTGCCGTACTGGGTGATATTGAATTTGAGCTGATTACCTACTGGGATGGCTTCGAAGCGACATTTGGCGTCGACTATGCCGAACATGCCCGCATCGAAGGAAAGCCCGGCCTGCAGTTCGTCGGCGACAAGCTGGACGAAATCCAGATAAGCCTGGTCTTCCATCAGCATTATTGTGTGCCCGACGTGGAGCTGGCGAGACTGAGAACGGCCATGAAAGCCCATCAGGCGCTGGCACTGGTTTTCGGCAACGGTGACTATCGCGGCTGGTTTGTGATTACCGACGTGACCGCGACCAGCGAGCAGACCGACAGCACAGGCAACGTGCTGGCCGTCAATGCCACCGCATCTCTCCGGGAGTACATCGGCGACCCGAAGAACCCGCTACAGCCTCCTGCGATACGCACGCAGGTTCCCGGCGTCGGGGCTGTCTCAGGTGCCGTACCTTCTCCCTCCGGGGTGGCGCAGTACGTTCGCGACGGCGTCAACTATGCCAAACAGGCGCAGTCTGTTCTCCAGACCACCATCAGCGCCGTTCGGGTGGCGCAGAAAATGAAGGATAACCCCGCCGTCGCGCTGACCCGCGTGCCGGGGCTGATGAGCGGCCTGGGCAACGTGTCCGGGGCGTTAGGCCAGAGCGTTCCGGCATTCAATGCGCTCTCTGAATCCATGCCCGATGCCATCAGTCTGGCCAGAGCCACCAGTGATGCGGCCACGTATGTACAACAGGCGCAGTCTTCGCTGAGCGGCGTGGACGGCAGCAATATCGCGGCAGCGCTGGATGCCGTTTCCGGGCAGCTTAACTCCGCCAGCACCACCTTCACTCGTATGTCGCCGGGGTTAAGCACCATGGCAGCTAAAATTCTGGCCAGGAGTGTGTGATGTTTCTTGAACATGTCACCCGTGACGGAGAGCGCTGGGATTCTCTGGCATGGCAGTACTACGGCGACCCGTTGGGCTATCCCCGGATAATTGCCGCCAATCCGCACGTGGCCATTACGCCGGTGCTTCCCTCCGGGTTGTTGTTACTGATCCCGGTGATCGAGGCTGAAGAAGCCACCACAGAAGAGGATATTGCCCCATGGCTGAGATAAACAGCACGGCACAGGCCGCATCAGCGTTAACCGGCGTCAGCGATGTTCTGAGTCCGGTTTTCACCCTGTGGTATCTGCAGAAGAACATCACCACCGATATCGCCCCCTATGTCACCCGCGTAACCTACAGCGATAACATCAAAAGCGAGTCCGATACCATTGAGGTGGAGCTGGACGACACCGATGGTCGCTGGCTGGATAAGTGGTATCCGGGCAAGGGCGACACGCTGACGCTCAAGATGGGCTATCAGGGCGAGACGCTGCTGTCCTGCGGTACGTTCTCGATAGACGAGATCGAGGTGAGTTCGCCCGCGTCCGTTGTCGCTATCCGGGGCGTGGCCACGTCGGTCAACAACGCCCTGCGGACAAAATCCAGTCGTGGTTTCGAGAGCACCACGCTGGCGGCCATCGCCGGGCGGATTGCCAAAAAGCATCAGCTGAAGCTGGTTGGCAGTATTGAGTCCATCAAAATTGACCGGGTGACCCAGTATGCAGAAACGGACGTGAGCTTCCTGCGTCGGCTGGCCAGCGAGTATGGTTATGCCGTAAAAGTGGTCAGCGACCAGCTGATTTTCTCTCATCTGGCCACGCTACGCGGCCAGGAGCCGGTAAAACAGTTGAAGCCACAGGATGTGGCCAGCTTTTCCCTGCGTGACACCATTAACCGCGTCTACAAATCCGCGAAGGTAAAACACCAGAAGAGCAGCGATAAAAAGCTGATCGTCTACGAAGCTGATGGCGGCACCAGCGAAAGCGACAAACAAACCAAGGGTGGTAAGGTCACCAGTGCCGACACACTGAAGGTCAACAGCCGCGTCAGTGACCCGGACAGCGCCCGGATTAAAGCGGATTCGGCGCTGGCCAGGCATAACGAATATCAGCAGAACGGCTCCCTGACGCTGATGGGGACACCTCAACTGACAGCAGGCAACAAAATTGAACTGGTGGGTTTTGGTCAGTTATCCGGGCCGTGGCTGATAACCACTGCCCGCCATGCGTTTGACCGTAACAGCGGCTACATCACCGAACTGGAGGTGGCGCGAGGGCCAGTCACGCAGGGCAAGGTGAAAAAAGGTAAAAAGACCGGCAAGAGCCAGACACTGACCGTCTATAAACCGGACGGCAGCACGTCCACGGTAACAAAGGAGAAGAAATAATGGCAGGCGTCACCCGTCAGGTCGGTACGGTCAGCGCCGTCGATGCCGACAAGGTTCAGGCCCGCGTTCGTCTGCCTGAGTGCGATAACCTGCGCACTAACTGGCTTAACGTACTCCAGCGCAACACCCAGGATAACAAGGATTACTGGCTCCCTGACGTGGGGGAGCAGGTTGAGGTGCTGCTCGATGCCAACGGCGAGGATGGTGTCATTCTGGGCGCGGTGTACTCAGACGTCGATAAGCCACCGTTCAGCGACAAAAACGTCCGGGGCACGAAATACGCGGATGGCGCAGAGTTCAGCTATAACCGCGCGACCCATACGCTGACGGTCAAAGGTGGTATCGAGCGCGTAGTAATCGAGGTTGCGGTAGGTATCAGCCTGAAGGGGAAAACCATTGATTTGACCGCTGACACCACCACGGTGAACGGCAACCTTGAAATCAACGGCAATGCCCACTCCACAGGTAGCATGCTGTCTGACGGCCAGAACTCTAATCACCATTCCCACTGACCTTCTTAAACGCCTTTAATATCGGCGTTCCCGCACAGGGGCAATACTGCCCCTATGAAAACAACCTCCGTATTCTGGCAACCGGCCCTGCAGGCCCCCGGCGAAATCGTCCGGGGGCTGGATGATATCTGGCAGGCCATCCAAATCATCCTGCGTACTCCTCGCGGCAGCGACCCGCATCGCCCGGAGTTCGGCAGCAATCTTCACCTTTATATCGACTGGCCCATCGACCGGGCTATTCCGCATGTGGTGCGCGAATCCGTCGATGCCATTCGCCGCTGGGAGCCTCGCTGCCAGCTTATGTCGGTTAAACCCGCCGTCGACGGCGAACATCTTACGCTCCGGGTGAGCTGGAAAGGCTCTGACGGACAGCCCCGGACTCAGGAGTTGCTATGGCGCTGACAGAACCCGATTTCATTGAACGCGATGCCGACAAAATCACGGCTGAAATGATTGCACAGTACGAAGCCGCAACCGGCAAAACGCTGTACCCCGCTCAGGCTGAGCGCCTGCTGATTGACCTGTGGGCATACCGCGAAATGCTGGTCAGGGTAGCGGCGCAGGAAGCAGCCAAACAGAATCTGGTCGCCTTTGCCCGTGAGCCGATGATTGATTACCTCGGTGAACTGGTCGGTGTTTACCGCCTTGCCGCGCAGCCTGCCACCACCACGCTCCAGTTCTCCGTGGATGAGGCTCTGGCCATTGACGTGCTGATTCCGGCGGGTACCCGCGTCAGTGCTTCCGACAGCATCATTTTTGCCACCGACACGGACGTGGTGTTAAAGGCCGGATTGCTGCTGGTCAATGCCACGGCCACCTGTACCGAGCCGGGAGCTGCTGGCAACGGCTGGCAACCTGCGCAGGTCAGTCAGTTGCTCGATGAAATTGATAACGTCGACCTGCAGGTGAGCAATCTGGTGGCCAGTTCTGGTGGTTCAGAGCAGGAAGACAATGACAGGCTCCGCGAGCGTATCAAACTGGCCCCGGAATCATTCACCAACGCCGGAAGCCGTATGGCATACCGCTTTCATGCCATGCAGGCCCATCCCAATATTGTCGATGTTGCCGTGCTTTCCCCGGTTCCCGGCACTGTAGAACTGTATCCGCTGCTCAGCACCGGCCTGCCGGACGACAGCATCCTTACGCTTGTAGAGAGTTTCTGCTCGGACGAAAAAGTCAGGCCGCTCACTGATACCGTGCGGGCTAAAACACCTGTGCAGGTGGATTACGCCATTGAAGCCAACATCACTATCTATCGTGACCAGGATGCCAACTCGATAAAGGACAACGCCAACAGCGCCATACAGAACTGGGTGGCGTCCCGTACCGCCACGCTGGGGCGCGATATTGTCCCCAGTCAGATTATCAGCGTGCTGTCCGTTGCCGGAGTGTATCAGGTCGAACTGGTGACACCGATGCTGAAGGTAGTGGCAGAAAACGAATGGGCAAACTGTACGGCGATCACTCTTAACATGACCGGGGTGTCCGATGGCTGAGCCGCTGCAACTGCCGCCACCGCTTGAGGGTGATATCAGCCTCAGAACGCTGGGAAGACTGGCCGGGCGGCTGGATAACATCGACCTGAGCGTACTGATGGTCTATCTCGTCGATATCGTCGACAGTACCGCGTTGCCATGGCTGGGCGAGCAGTTCTCACTGTTCGGCGATGGCTGGGAGCTGGCGGAGTCGGACGATGTACGCCGCATGCTTATCAAATCCGCTATCGAGCTGCACCGCTACAAAGGAACGCCGTGGTCAATCCGGGAAATCATCCGCCGTTTCGGCTTCGGCGAAGTGGATCTGATTGAAGGCACTGGCCAGATCGGCTACGACGGCAAACACACTTACAACGGGCTTTTCGTCCATGGCGATGCGGAAGCCTGGGCGGTTTATCGCGTCATCCTTCAGCAGCCCATCACTAACGATCAGGCGGCGCTGTTACGCCAGACGCTCGCTGCCTTTGCTCCGGCCCGCTGCCATCTGGCAAGCCTGGAGTATCAGTCTGTCGCCATTCGCTACAACAACACCGTCAACTATGACGGCAGCTATAACCACGGGAGCAGTTAATTATGGCAAATCTACCCGAAACCCCGCAGTGGGAAGAAGGCATCTACCAGATTGAGGTCTCTGACCCCGTTCTGGGCGGGCCTGCCGGGATTTCTAACCGTCAGGGTAAACAACTGGCCAGCCGCACGCTGTACCTGAAGCAACAGGTTGAAAAAGGCGGTTCAGACCTTGCTGCACACATCGCGGCAGCTGACCCGCATACCCAGTACGCACCGAAGGCCAGCCCGACATTCACCGGAACGCCAACAGCGCCTACGCCTGCAAATAGCGATAACAGTAAGAAGCTGGCAACGACGGAGTTTGTGGTCAAAGCACTTGCGGCACTTGCAGGCAGCGCCCCTGAGACGCTGGATACGCTCAAAGAGCTGGCTGATGCCCTTGGCAACGATCCGAATTTTGCGACCACGGTACTGAACAAGCTGGCGGAGAAGCTGGCCAAAGACCAGAACGGCGCAGATATTCCTGACCCGGCGCTCTTTGTCAAAAACCTTGGTTTAGGGGAAGGCTCTGCGTTGCCGGTTGGC